GATAGCAACACCTGTAGGGCTGTTAGAACCGCACAAAATACAAGCTGCACTTGCAGAATCTATATTGATACAAGATAGCCCATACATACCTGATTATGCTTTTGTTGTAGAGTTCTTAATTTTTTTAGTAGGGATACTATTTATTTGGGTTTGCTTACACGTTTTTGGGATTACGTTAGGGGTTGTAAGCGCTATATCTATACTATTGCTTACAACAAGTTACGGATTCTACACAATAAGTAATGCAGTTCTTATAGATGTAACTTGGGCGCTAGTTTCACAATTTATAACAGCTACAGTCGCTTTTTACCTTCGTTTTAGAGAACAATATAAGTTGCGACAACAAATCAAAAAACAATTTGAACATTATCTAGACCCCAGGCAAGTAAAAGCATTACAAAAAGACCCCGGGCTCCTTAAGTTAGGTGGAGAGAAAAAACGATGTACCTTCTTATTTACAGATGTACGCGGGTTTACTGCGATGAGCGAAAAGTTAGACCCAGAAACTGTAACTGTAATAATGAATGAGGCTCTTACTTTACAGTCTGACGCTGTTAAGAAGTACGGGGGCATGGTAGATAAGTATATAGGAGACGCTATGATGGCTATATTCAATGCTCCTATAGACTTACCTGAACATGAAAAACAAGCTGTGTTGTGTGCACAAGAAATACAACAACAATTTAAAGAGTCTTCTATCGGAGTGTCTATTGGGATTGGTATAAATACTGGGGATGCAGTCATAGGCAACATGGGCAGTAATACTAGGTTTGACTTTACGGCTATAGGCTCAGCAGTAAACATAGCAGCCAGATGCGAGTCTAGTTGTAAGACCGTAGGAGAAGATTTAGTTATTGCAGAAGAAACTGCAAAAACCTGTGACTTAACGTTAAGAGTTTTAAAACCTATAGAGGTAAAAGGGATTACAGAACCTTTGAAAATATATACTTTATAGGTAAAATAAAAAATATTATCAGGAGAATTTTATGGCTAATAGAATAAAAATGGGACCGAAAAAAGGTATGGTAGGCGACATGGAAGTAAATGAGTTTCAGATGAAGCCCAATGTCCCTAACAGCGCTAATGACATGCTGAGAGATCCAATGCAAACTAGAATGCAGTTAGGCATGATGCCTTCAGTGGGCATGCCTATGAGAGAATTTAAAGAGTACTAAGGGAGAGTTTATGATTATTAATTCAACCACTAGTGGCGATAGAGACCTAGTTTGGGAAAAGGACGACAAGGGTAACGACATAGTCACTATGTATCAAGTGCCTAAAAAAGATGGAGAAGAGCCTAAGAAGCTTAAATCTATGACAATTAAAAATGCCTAGAACAAGAAAAAAACCTTCTATGAAGGTAAAGAAAAAAGCACTGACTAAAAGACAAGAAGCTACTTTAAGTCGTCATTCAAAGCATCATACTGCTAAGCACATGAAGTTTATGAAAAGACGTATGCTTATGGGCGATACTTTTACAGCTGCTCATAAGAAAGCTAAAGCAAAAGTAGGTAGGTAGCGTGCCTCGTAACTATCGTGCTGAGTATGATAATTATCAAGGCAGTGCGAAACAAAAGAAAAGACGAGCTAGTCGCAATAAGGCTAGACGTATGATGATTAGATTGGGTAAGGCTAAAAAAGGTGATGGTAAAGACGCTCATCACAAAGATGGAAATCCTTTAAATAGCATACCAAAAAATATTAGAATGGAATCTAAGAAATCTAATAGGTCTTTTCCAAGAACAAAAACAGCTCGTAAAAAAAGGAGATAATATGGCACCAAGAAAAAAGAAAAAAGCTACGAAGAAAAAAAGTGGAGCTAAACCTACTAATCCAGCTTTGTACGCAAGAGTAAAAGCAGAGGCTAAACGAAAATTTAAGGTCTATCCTTCGGCATATGCCAATGGCTGGCTAGTGCGCACATACAAGAAACGCGGGGGCGGCTATAGGTAATGGCTAAACCTACTGGCGGACTAACTGCATGGTTTGGTAAAGGCCCTAAAGGCGATTGGGTGGACATAGGTGCGCCTAAAAAGAAAGGTAAATTTCAAGCGTGTGGTAGGAAGTCTGCTAAAGGCAAGAGTAAAAGGAAGTATCCTAAATGTGTACCAAGATCAAAAGCTAGAAGTATGACGGCAGCACAAAGAAAGAGTGCTGTCAGAAGAAAACGTGCAGCAGGTAATCCTGGAGGCAAGCCTCGTAATGTAAGCACGATTGCAAAAAGAAAGAAAACTACGCGCAGGCGTAAGAAGAAATAATTACTGATTTCTTACTTTTTTCATAAGTTTATTTAGATACCATTCTGCTTTTTGTAAGTCTTCTATACCGTTTTTATCTTTGTATCTAGTAACATATTTAATAATGTTACCTTCTAAGTACCCAAGATCGTGGGCAAGTATGTAATCTGTAGTTTCAATTGATTTGTTGTAGTAAGGTGGATTAATCTTATCCGACATTCTAACCTCCTGTTGTAAGCACATTAGTTAATTTATCTACGTATTCAGTAAAACTGTATGCTTGTTCTAAAAATTCTTTAACTGTAAAAAATGTTTTGTCTATTTCCTGCGTCATTACAATCTTATCTGCAGCTCCGACCACTACGTAAGCAGGCACACTATGACTTAGTGCTTTTTTTAACCATTCTTTTTGTTGTGTAGATGTATTAATGGAGATTTTAGAAGTTGGTTTCACAGGTATCTTTTTGTGGTATTTGTATTCTACAAACATGCAGCCAGCCAGGCCGCTGTAGTATACGTCAGGCACACCTCCGTGATAAGCATCATTGATTTTCCAACGATATATCTCTTTGGAGAGTGTTTTGTGGATCTTTGCTATAAATGTTTTCTCGATCACCGAACAAAGTATAGCATATAGGAGAGTGCATACATGGTGCGACAGTATGTGACGCACCATGTAATACAAACATAATATTAAGCTGAAGCTTTAGGTAAGGCTTCATAGACTGACTTAGCAAAGTCATAGTGGTCTTTGTTGACCCACCCTTGGTTTTCAACTGAAATATTATAAAACGAGTCACCTCTTTTATTTTGAGTAGGAGCAGAAGACATTGTCCATACAGACGCAAATCTATCTCCACCTAATCGCATAATTTGAGTGTTCCATTCTCTGCTTACACGAAGTTTTGAACTTGCACAATCAAATATAAAAGGGGTTGTATCTAACTCACCTGTATCTTCATTGATTCTAATCAATGTATGTGAGTGAGTTTGAGTGATGTCGTAGTCCTCAAGGTTGTTGCCTTCTGCATTTAAAGCATCCATGGCTTCAGCTTGAGAACTAAAGGTACCGAATAAACCACCACCTTTTTCTCGTTTTTTCCAAACAACATGTTCGTCTCTAAAGTAAACGTTTACAACGCTTACCTCATTACCGTATATCTCGTTTGTTACAGTGTTAAAAAAGTCACCAATTTTGGCTCCTTCTAAATAATCACTGTGGTTTGGATCAACCTCGTTTGAGCTACTTTGCAGTTGCTTCACACGAGGAGTTTGTAGATGGTCTGCGGTAACACCTTCATTACCAAGACCACTGCCCTTTTTTATATGAGCGGGCATCTCATTTGCTTTTATAGCTATATCGTTCATTGTACGTACTCCTTGTTTCATTGATATAGTTATTACTTAGACCTGAAGTTCATTCGGGTCAGTTCAGTAGGTACAACACCTGGAACCTCTTGTCCCATTTGTTGTAACTCTCTGTAGGCGGTTGCTGACATACGTTTTTGCATCAACTCAAACTGACCAGTGTCAATTATGTGTTGATGTACGCTGTCCCAATCTTCTACAGTTGGCACAATTTCTTTTTTAATAGAAACTGTACACACATCATTACCAATCCTATCCACTCCTTGGTTTTCAAGATTGACAATAATTCGGGTTTCTAACTCATTGATTACTTGTTTAGCAGCTTTTTCTTTTGATTGTAGCTCTTTCAACAGTTCTCTTTCGTTATAAAGATCTTTTAGGAGATCATCCATAGTTTGTTCAGACATTAGTGTTTTACCTCCTGTTGGCTTTCTATTGTGTCTAATAGGTTATTAATCATACTTTGAGCTGACTCACATGCCACAGACAAGAGCTGGTGCGCTTGCTCTGGCGTTGTGATTTCTTCAGGTCTAAATTTATGTGCTTCTTCTAGTTCTGCCATAGCAAATACTAAAGCAATAGCAAGAACTTCATCGTCATACATAGCTAGTTCTGATATTTTGAGTCGAACGTCCTCTGATAATAATTTAATCATTGCTTTTGACATTTTGTATTTCAGATAATATATGTAGTAAGTTTTCCATTTTACCTAGTTTCCCATCTAGTTTTTTGTATACATGTTTTTCCCAGGTATCTTTGGCTGTAATCAAAATTGTTTCAGTCTTTTGAGTTTGACCTGCTCTATGTATACGTCTGTTAAATTGTTGAAACTGCTCAGCGCTGTACGTAGGAGAACACCATATAGCAGTCGTAGCTCGTGTAAGTGTAAGTCCATGTGACGTAGATTGCGGGTGGGCGAACAATACTTGTATTTGTCCAGCCTGAAAGCGTTGTACGATATCTTTACGTTTATGTGCTGGCACTGTGCCGTCAATTAATTCGTAAGATATATTGTCTCGTTCTGCAATACCAATTAACGCGTCGCGTTCATGCTTCCAATTGTATGCAACTAGTGAGTGCTTACGTTGCGATACAAGCTGCATAACTAGCTCATATCGTTCGTTATGTAATAAAGTAGCATTGCCGTCTTGATCATACACGGCCCCTGAAACTAGTTGTAATAATTTTTTAACTCTAGCTGCAGCATTAACAGCGCTGATGGTCCCTTGTTTTGTGTACAAAACGGACTCTTCTGCCAGAATGTTGTACATTTTCTGCACAGCGGGTGTAAGCCTTGTATACATAGTTCGTACATTGTTATCTGGAAGATCCATACAGTCTTCAATTGCATGTCGTATAGTGATGTCTGACAGCTGATTAGCTACAACTGCTTCGATACCTGGCTTGTCTATCCACTCATTAGCAAAACCATTAAATTTTGGTGTACATACTTGATGTCTAAAAGACCAAAATCTTTGACCTAGACGTTTACCATCGTCTATTAATAATGTTGGATGCCAGATGTCTAGAATAGTATTGCTATTAGGAGTACCAGACATAGCAATTCTATTATCAAAATGACTGATAATAGACTTGAGATTCTTTGATCGCTTGGCTTCTCTGTTTTTGAAAGCAGTAAACTCGTCAATGACGATGGTATTAAATCTGCTAAGTAATAATGTATTTTTATGTAAAAAGTTAACAGCTTCGAAGTTTGTGATGACGATGTCGAAACTTTTGTCTTCGAAGATTTTTTTTCTGTTTTTGGCATAGGCTACTCCATAATTTAATTCAGGTTTAAATTTCATTATATCTTCTACCCAAGAAGCTTCAAGTATAGAAAGAGGGGCCAATACAAGTGTTGCACCAGCCGTTGGGTCTAGTGCGTCTAAAACTGCACGTGTTTTGCCTGTGCCTGGATCTGATGTAATCAGACAGCGCGGTTGCTGTTTAATAAAGTTAGTAGTTTCAATTTGATGCTGATACGCATCCTCGATAGAGATCGTGTCCATAGTTCACCTTTCCTAGTTCGTTGTTCATTTTTCGTTGTATATATCTATTATAGCATAAATTTATCTAAAACCCCACTCACATACTGGATGTTCTCCTTTTCCATATGAACACCACTTACAGTTGTATTGAGATGGATTGGGTGTAAATCTAGTCGCAGTAGTTAAATTTAATGCTCGCTCTTGGAGTTTTGGCATAAACATCATAGCTTGATCTCGCGTATATACTTTCTCAAGAGTACCTCCATGATCTAGATACCAAAATTCTGTGTTTAAACTTTCTAATTTAGGATACCTAAAGAAAGTAGCTATTGCATATACGAGTCCTTGTTGACTATGTGCAATTTCATTTCCAAACTGTCTACCTGTTTTGTGATCTATTACACGAGCTGATGTTTCTGACTCATGTACGATTACATCAAGTTTAACTCGTGCCCATACATCGCGGTCCATCCAACCACAAGGTTCCCAGTCAATTGTAAAACCCCATTCGCCTTCTAATTCAACATTGCTTTCGGCATATTGATCTCTAAGAAAGGAGAACTGAGAGCTGAATTTTTTTAAAGAATCTGGCAATTCACCTAACTCTGCTTTTACATAAGCTTCAGCTTGTTCGTGTATTAGTGTGCCACGTGCTGCTGCTTCGCCATAGTCTTCTTGTATTTTTTTTACTTTACTAATATAAAGTCTGTACTCGCAACCTTCATAAGTTTTTAGAGTAGAGTATGACCAAGCTGGTATGAGTCCCAGCTCCTCTGGTTTGTCCGATGCTATGACATTGTCTAGATCTGGACGCGTGTCTTGTAAGTAGTTTTTCAAAATTACTTAGATAATAGTTTCAAATCCTTATCTTCAAAGTGATCTCGTATCACTGATTGTTTTACATTATCTTCAAGTTTCCAATTTATTACAACCCCACGAGGTATGCTGGCGTTTTTGTCAGACGATACTCTCTTTCTTTTTATTAACACATTCTGTCTAGACATAGCTTTAGAGAAGTCTCTTTGTGACAATTTGTTGCGACTATCTGTAAGAACATCGTAAACTACTTTGAAGTGTTGCATAGGTATAACAGTTTCTGTTCCTACTTTAGACACCCAATCTTTAACATACCTTTGAGCTGATGCTATAGACCCTGCGTCAAAGGTATTTGTAATCTCTATATCTAGTATTTCTATAAAGTATTCTAAGTTCTTTTCTTTGACTGCATGTGCAAATTCTTCGAGTACAGACATAGAGATCTGTTTCATTTGTTGTTTAGCTTCGTTCTCAAGCGCTGTGTGAGCCATACGGTTATCTACCTGGAACGTTTGTAAGACACCAGCAAAATAATATAACTCTTTTGTTAGATCTTCTAAGTTGTCTAACAGTTCAGGTATAACATTCTGTAGTTTGCTTTCTTGCCGGGGTCCTACGTTGTAACGCCTATCTCCTTCTTCTATACGAACTGCATCGCCTCTATTAGTAAGAAAGATGAAGTTA